GCTCTATTTTAGTTTCAAATTCCTCATAATTCGCACAAACAAAATCACCAAAAATAATTGGTGCAGGACTTTTTGTCCATCCTGCATTTAAAACTGGCAACAATTGCTCCTCACTAACATAAGTGGTTGACTTTTTCGGTTTAAACTCAATATTATAACCTGAGTTTTCCCTACTCTTAGTAATTTCCCACTTTGCTTTTTGCCGCAATCTAAGGCGCTCATCAGCTGCCCGTTGCTTTCTTTTATCCAACTTATTATTGGTTTCAGCTAACTCGTCAAGTCCAGCTTGAAGTGCATCATCTTCATTAAGATCTTTTAAATGCGCCTTCAACTCATCTGAATCTTGGGGTAAATCCTCGAATTTTACTTCGCCTTTCCACCACTTATTCAACCACGTAGTTAACCATGTGGCATAAGGCAAATGCTTCAACAAATCAATTATTGGTCGCAAATGCTTCAATATCTTCTCAGCGCCCATGATCGGCGCCAATAAGAGCAAACAAACTGACAACAGTCCAGTAACAAACATTCCACTTTTATTAACAGTGGTACGTAAACCCTGGTTTCTTATTGGTGCCAGCGTTACCTCATTGCTACGAAATAAATTCGCAAAGGATAACGCTGCGCCCAACCCAGAAATAACCATATTGATCTGTTGAGCTTGCTTCTGCCACGCGCAGTATGTTTTAATAGCTTCCTTCGTAGAACCAAATTCTTTCCGAAGAGCTTTCTTGACATCCCTAAACTCTCTGCGCACTTCCTTCTTTGCTGCACTGTACTCTCCACGCATGAATTTCTTAGAAGCTAAATACTCTTGACGAGCAAATAGCACAATTCGATGCATGTTCATTACATTCCATGCTACAGCATAAAGTAAATAACACAACCCAAAAGTCATCAACACAAGGCAAGAACTCCAAACATAAGTTTGAAAAGCCAATGCTGTTGTGACAGCTGTGTCCTCCCCAGCTACTACACTCGCCAGTAGTAATATCACTAGGAAGAAAGCCTGTCCGTTAGGTAAATATCCAAACAATTGGAAATCTAACATTGGTGCCAAGACAGGCACATCACGATCATCT